TATAATGTAGGTTCTTAAAAGGAACGAATCGAATGATCCCTACTATTTTTATTGACATGGATGGCGTACTAGCTGACCTTCATTATGGAATCACTGAGCTTAGTGGTGATCCATCTATCACTGATTACCGCAGTGCCTTATTTAAGACATGGCTACCTGCTTATGTAGAAGCCAATGGTTTTGCAAAACAACCTTCTATGCCAAATGCTGCAAAGCTAGTTGAATTCCTAACCAAACTTCATAAGAAGGGCAAGGTAAAGCTTGCTATTCTCACATCACATGGTGAATTCTACGAACCCTTCAGCGAAGTAATTCGCCAGAAGAAAGTTTGGTTGGAATGGACTTTTCCTGAATTGAACAAAATTCCTTTTTGTGCAACAGCATCTGGTGCTGACAAAAGCATTCTTGCTAGCCCAACTACTCTATTGATCGATGATCATGCTAAGAACATTATCCACTTCACGAATGCTGGTGGTCATGGTATTGTCTATGAAGATCATCATATTGAAATCCATTTTATTGAAATTCTTGAATTTTTGGGAGCACATCAAACTCATGTATAATCGTAAGCTAGATAGTCAACGTGTTATCAATGCACTTCGTGCCAGTGAAAATGCCAAGAATCAATGGTTCAAGGATTACTGGTATGGAGTAGCCTCCAAGCTTTGTAAGAAATACACATGAGTAAAATCGGTTTTGTTGCTGGCGCATTTGATCTGCTTCATGCTGGCCATATTCTTATGCTAGCAGAAGCCAAATCAAAATGTGATAGATTAATTGTTGGTCTTCATACTGATCCAACAATTGATAGACTTGAAAAAAATAGACCAATTCAGTCTACATTTGAAAGATATCTACAACTCAAAGCATTGAGATATGTGGACGATATTATTCCATATGACACTGAAGAAGATTTGTTGAATATATTGGCGAACACTCAGATTGATATTCGTTTTCTTGGCGATGACTATCGTGACAGTAAATCGTATACTGGCTTTGGATTAGATATGCCAATTTATTTCTGTAAAAGAAAACATAATTATAGCTCAAGTGAACTAAGAAATCGCTTGACAAAGGAATTGTAAGGTCTTACCTTACATGTTGGTTTAACTGAGCCACAATTTAAATCAGTCGTATCTTAAATAATATTGGAGTATAATATGAAGAATTTTGTAATTAGTACTGCCGTTGCTGCACTAGCAATTGTTGCCACCCCTGCTTTTGCTGGTGACTTTTCTGGCCCTCGCCTAGAAGCCACTGCTGGCGTTGACAATGTTGATCGTGGCGTTGATCCAACTGACGTATCATACGGCGTTGGTGCTGGCTATGACCTTCAGTTTGGTAAGGTAGTTGCTGGTATTGAAGCTAGCGTTGATAATGTGTTTGATCGCCGTGATGTTGGCGTTGGTGCACGTCTTGGTTATGTTCTAAATGAGAACGTACTCCTCTTCACTAAGGTTTCATACTCAAACTGGAAGCCAACCAATCGCCTAACACTTGAAGGTGTTCGTGTAGGTGGCGGTCTTGAAGTGAATGTCGCTGGTCCAGTATATGCAAAGGTTGAATACCGCTATACTGACTTCGAAGGTGCCACTGGTAAGCATGGTGGCCTTGTCGGTCTAGGCTATCGTTTCTAAGGGGTTGTTCCTCCCTCAGTAAACTTGACCCCCCTGAATTAATTTTCAGGGGGGTCTTTTTTTGTGTTGACACGAATCGTAAATGATTCTATATTCTCTTTATCAACACAGAGAGGAACTACCAATGACCAAGTTTGTTAAAGAAAACTTCACCAACTCTGGCGGTTATGTTACCTATGGCGAAGATCGCAAGTTTGTTGCACGGTTTAAGTATGCTAGGGATGGCGTTAGCTCGTTCATCGCTTTCCTGATCAAGAACTTCACAGTTGAAGAATACTTTGCACAGATGGATAAGGGTCTTGCTCCTCTTCAGATTGTTGAGTTCAAAGGTTATCTTCTGCCGCACATCAAGAAGTGGTTGAAGCAAGCTGGCTACGAAACTTCGAAGGCTGGTTTCGACAAGTATATTGAAGATAAAATTAATTTACGAAAGGCGGCATAAACCGCTTGACACGAATCACAAATAGTTTTATATTCACATCATCAAAACAAAGGAATTAAAAATGGCTTACGAAAATTGTCAAGTTGCTAAGGAAGCAGTCTACACCGCAATCGGCATTAACGATCAACGGTTTGACGGTATGTGGGTTTGCGTTGATATAACTGAGATGTACACATCTGGTTGGAGACAACAACGTACTGGTCGTTTTCAGGCTCGTATTTCTAGCCCTTATCGTGGCCGTGTTACTCGTGATACTATCCTGCGTACTCGCAAGGAACTGAATAACGAATTTGATATGGCTGCTATTAAGGATGCTGTTGTTGCATATGTTACTGAAAAGAAGCGTCAAGATGCTGATGATAAGGCTCGTATGGCAACTGTTGCTTCTAACAGGTCTATCGTTAAGGATACAAAGGCGCTCTATCAAGGCAAAACCTATGTGTCGGATTATTTTAACGGTACCTGTGCAATATATTCTTCTGAGCATGAAGAAGGCAAAATTCGCTTGAAGTGGGATTTTGGTTCTGTCGATGCTGAAACTGCTGCAAAGATTATGAACCTGATCAATGAGATTGGTGCATAATTTTTTTAAAAAATATTCTTGACAGATGAAGTTAGTTGGAATATATTAACTTCATCGAAACAAAGGAACTACATCATGAAGATTTTTGAAAAAGGTTTGGACCATCTTATCGCTGTTGTAGAGCACGAAGTTATCTTCATGTTCTCTGATGCAGAAGAAATTGGTAGCTCAGACATTAGCTGTTGCGTTCGGAGTGTTCTTCGTAATTTCTACGATAACATTGATGAAGCTTCTAACCCTGAATGTGTTGCTGTTCGTAATTGTATCAGCAACACCCTCTCCACTGTTTTAAGGAAGTAAAATGTTTAAGATTTCTGATAATAAAGGTTTTCAAATCACCTTCGACAATGGTTACACGGTGTCTGTACAGTTTGGTGCTGGCAACTATTCAGATAACTATAGTCTTGGCATTATGGAATATTATGGTAAGCCTGTGCCGCCATCATCTACCGCTGAGACTGCCTTGTTTGGTCCTGATGGAGAGTTTGTCGAATACAAGGGTGATGATGTTCAGGGTAGACAAACCCCTGAAGATGTGCTAGAGCTTTTGAACTATGCTGCTGGCATAGTGGTTGAAAGGGACTAATATGGTTGGTGATTATTTTGGACATGATACCACTCTCGCTGCTGCTGTGGACTATATCAGTCATGGCTTTGCACGTGATCTAGAAGACTTTGCAATCACTGCTGATGTAGACCCTTCGTGGGAACTTGAAGTAGTTGTTGCATATGTTGATCGTGTCAATGGCCTTAGCGCACTATACCCAAAGATGCCTGATATCATCTGATGGATATCTCATTCATTGGGATTACTGGAAAAAAAGCACAGAGGCTGAAAGATGCCTCTGTGTTTTATGCTGAACTCATGATGGATAAACGTATAGTTCGTAACACATATCTTGAGATAAATTTTGTTGATGACTATGAATTTCTAGGTCAGTGCCTACCAGAAGACGATAATAAAAACCCAAGATATTTCACTATCATCCTGCAAAAAAATAAAGAACTTTTCAGAACACTTGCTCATGAGATGGTACACCTAAAGCAGTATTCTATGGGTGAATTATCATTTGACAAAACTGAAACTTATTGGTATGGTAAGTCATGGAAGCCAAAAGGTAAGCAACACAAGTATTTTGATTCGCCATGGGAGATAGAAGCTTATGGACGTGACTTTGGCTTGTATTATCGCTGGCTTGAATATGAAGAAAGATTGAATAATGTCTAATCGTTTTGTAATCAGTGACACACACTTTGGTCACACTAACAGTTGGGAGAAGTTTAAGCTTCCTAGCGGTGATCCTCTGCGCCCATTTACTTCTACTGAAGAGATGGATGAGACGATGGTTGAGCGTTGGAATGCTGTTGTTCGTCCACAGGATACTGTGTATCACCTTGGTGACGTTGTGATCAATAGGAAGTCGCTGCATCATGTCAAGCGCCTAAATGGTAAAAAGCGTCTGGTTCGTGGTAATCATGATATCTTCAAAGATGCTGATTATCGTGAGGCTGGTTTTGACTCGTTGTATGGTGTTCGTGTGTTTGTGGATCAGTTCATCCTGAGCCATATCCCACTACACCCTGACTGTGTGACTGAACGCTTTCGTGTGAATGTCCATGGGCATCTTCATGCAAATGAGGTTACACGTGATGTAATCGTTCGCCCTGATTCTCGTTTTGACACTGAGCATGAGTTTTATAGACTGCAATCAAAAATTGATCCTCGCTATCTGTGTGTCTCTGTTGAGCACACTGACTATCGTCCTCTGTCATTTGATGAAATTGAGGCTCGTATCAAGGCTCGTTGGGAAGAAACTGGATACACCAAATCGTGGATTTGATTAAGCGTATCCAGTTCGTGCATGGGGTAATGGAAGTGGACCAAACTAATGTTTATTAATACACCAACTGATGGCTATTGGCTCAAGGAAGATGGTATCAAGAAGGCTGAAGAGCTTTATGGTGCCAAGTACATGGGCTTTTGGTGCACAAAGCGTCTTAATGGCAACTGGAATGACACTCCTGTAGAGGTATTCTATCAGCCAAATCCCGATACTGAGAAGGGCCATAGTCATTATTTTGGGTTGTATAAGCAACTGTTAACTGGTGTTTTGTTCATCATTGATGCTAAGTCTGCATTTTCTGATCCTATTATGGGTATTGAGACTGAAGATGGTGAGGTGATTGTATCTCGCTATCGCCATGATTATGTCGAGAAGGACAAGTACATGGTTGATGGTGGGCGTGATTATTTTCGATCAAGTGGTGGACCAGTTGTACGTATTCGTGTAGAAGGTCCAGAGTTTGTCATTGAAAGGGTTGTGAAGTAATGTTTTTTCTTGGTATGATGGTTGGTATATGTATTGGATATGCGCTGCTTGCAATCTTTGTTGTTGGCAAAAGTGGCGACAACACAGTATATCGTGATCATGTAGAAGCCTTTGATGATGGTGTATCGTATGGTCTTAATCTCAATAGAGACAATGGTTCTATTCTTGCTGTCAATGGTGATGAAATCATGGTACAGTATCAGGATGGAATGATGAAGCGTTTTCGTGAGGTGACAGGTGACTAAGATCAAGATTGTCATTGACAAAGATAAGGCAGACATGTTATATTCTGAACTTACTAAGTTACAGGCTTGGCATACTGGTTGGCGTGAAGCAGGTAAGCTTTCTCCACCCGGTTCAGAAGCAGTGTGGCAACTTAGGAATATAATCAAGCAAGGTAAGGAAGTAAAATAATGGATTATCCTGATGCAAAGAAGCACCTGATTGTAAGTCTCGTAAAGAGCAGCCTTCGTATTATTGGTAGTCTTATTGCTCTGCTTAACTATAGCACTTTACAAAATGCTATGATTATTCTTGCAGCTACCTATGGTCTGGCTGAAGCTGTTGGTATTTACGAAGAGTTGGTCTAATGCCTATCAAGTATGAGCAGTGGCCACAACGTCCAATTGGTGGACAACATGTTGGTACTGGACCAAATGGTATTAAGGGTACTCATTATATTGGTGAGTACCCTACAGGCATAGAAGCTTTCTGTGAGTACCATCGCAGCCAACATAAAAATCGTATGGCTGTTCAAGAGATGATTGAATGGGCGCTAGCTAGTGCAAACATAAAGGAACCAACTGATGGCTAAGATTGTATACCCTGAAGAGATTATGTCTGCTAAGATTAAACAATTTGAAGTAGAACTTGAAAATATTATTTCTCTGACTGATGAACCTCTTTCAAATCCACTTGAAGTAGGATTTCGACATTCGCCTCTTACACCAAAAGAGCAAATTGAACGCTTGAAGGAAGTATGCGCTGTTGTTAATATTTGTGCACGTGCAGCATTAGGATCGAATTGAAATGAATCTTGAGATTGAAGCACATGAAGGCGAACTTAAAAAGTTAAGAAGTGAGAATGAATTGTTTAAAAAGATATTTTCTCATACATTCGCTGCTGAGAAACTTGGAGACACATTCTTTATCTGTGGCGAAAGCGGTGAAAAGGATCAGAACAATCTCCCTAAACAGATTCATATCTGTCCTGCATATGGTGTGGATTGGTTTCAAATATATGAGCGTACAAACAATGCATGGGGACCAGAGTGGTAATCAACGAATTTCCGTCACCTGTATAAATAATATTGACGTAAGCCATTTAACAGATAAGGAAATTCCATGAAGAAACTACTAATTGCCCTACTGCTAATCTTAGCACCATCTACTGCATTCGCTTCACAATGTGATCAATTCTTTCCAAATGGTAAAGAGATTGTAGTACCAAAGACTGTGGTTCTCTGTAACTCATTCTTTGTTACTGTGTATGATCCTGCTAATCAAGCTAATGTGTTTTCTTCTGAAATTGCACAGGCAAGAACTGCCAAGACAGTAAGAACAAATGATTTTCGTCCAGACAAGCGTATTGCTAATGCGCCTACACCAGACGATTATACCAACACTGGATATGACCGTGGCCACATGGTTCCTGCTGCTGATGCTGATGAGCCTATTGAGATGAGCGAAACATTCCTCATGACCAATATGACACCACAGCTACCTTCAGTCAATCGTGTTGCATGGAAGAACCTTGAAGAGCGTGTACGTTCTGTGCCGTTCACATATGTTGTAACTGGTGCTCACTACCCTACCAATCCTACTCGTATCGGTAAGCGTGGTGTTCCTGTTCCTGACATGCTATACAAGGTAGCGTTCTTTGCTGATGGAAAGACTGCTGTCTACATTGTAGACAATGTTGTTCCTAAGTCAACTATTTCAACAATGTCGCTTGAAAAGCTAGAGGATATCCTTGGCTACAAATTAAGGTAATTATGTGAGAAATTTATATAGATTTGGTCTGTGTCTATTGATGGCTATGTTTTTTAATGAAATGCTTTGGTTCAATAGTACAAACACAGACGTGGCTAACTTTTCACTTATGGTTGGCTTCCTGTTGCTGCTTGAAAAACTTTTGATTTCAATTACATTTGAGCACATACAGAATGAGATTAGAAAGGCTAAGGAAAATAAAAAATGACTGATTGGCATAAGCGTTTCCTTGATCTATGTGAACATATTGCCACGTGGTCAAAAGACCCTAGTACAAAACTAGGCTCTGTTATTGTAGATGACAAGAAGCGTATCGTTTCTGTTGGTTACAATGGCTTTCCACGTGGTGTAGATGATCGTGATGATCGTTATAATGACCGCCCAACAAAATATCTATTTGTGGCACATGCAGAGCGAAATGCTCTTGACAATGCGCCTATGATGGTAGATAACTGTACTCTGTATGTTACCCTACTACCATGTAATGAATGCGCTAAGTCGATAATTCAAAAGGGTATTACTACTGTGGTGACATATCGCCCAACAAGGGAAGATGTGTTCAATTGGAATATCACTCTATCCATGTTTAATGAAGCAGGGGTTGAAGTGATTTATGTGGAGAATGAAAATGCTTAAGACCCTTTATGATAATTTTATCATTGCATTTTTTTCCTCAATCTTTGCTGCTCTTACAATTTTGATTGTAACTGGTGTGAATTGGGGATATAATGGATTTTGGTTTAATACAATTTTGTTTACGATCATTTTCACAATCGTGGATTTGATTAAGCGTAAAATGGAGAAGTAATATAATGGCAATTGAAGATAAGGAACTGTTCGTTAAGACAGTTAAGGATATCATGATTCCTGTAGCGTGTGGGTTGGGATATATTTTTCTCACTCTATTGCTAACGACAATGTGGTTTCCATTCTTTTTCATCATGGTTATGATCGCCTTTGGAGGCATCATCACGTTCTCTACATATAAAGAACGTCTAAGAATTAAAAAGCATGACGAAGAGCTTGAAAAACTTTATAGTACTACTCGTCATCGCTGATAAATAGATCGAACCACTGCCTATCGGTTGTTGGTTAATCGAGGTTTTCATGGTTGTGCCAGCGTAGCAAAACAACCATGTCCTTACGCCTAATGGGTAAGGATTTTAACACTCGCTTAATAGGAGCACTAGTATGAATTATATTAACTTTCCATCTGCTAAAGACTTTGACAAGTTTTTTGTAGGATTTGAGCCTCTTGTAAAGAAGATGGCTGAGAACACAGAGCAAGCAGTAAAGTTTGCATCAAAGTATCCCCCATACAACATCAAGAAGATTGATGAAAACAAGTACACCATTGAAATGGCTGTTGCTGGATTTGGTAAGCAAGACATTGAAGTCGAACTTGCTGGAAGCAATCTTATTGTTAAGGGTAATGTCCAATCCGGCGAACCTGCTGAACAAGATTCAAAGGGTGAATGGACTTGGCCATCCTTTATATACCAAGGTCTTGCAATGCGTCCTTTCACACGTCAATTCACACTTGCTGATAACGTAGAGATTAAGAACGCTGAACTACTTAACGGAATTCTTAAGATCGTTCTGGAAGCTATTATTCCAGATGAAAAGAAGCCAGTTAAGATTGAAATTGCTGAACCAGAAACAAAGGGTAAGTAAATGCCAAGCGTATTAACTGTATCAAGAGTGGGTCATATTGTCACCCTTAGTGTTTTGGCAATCTTGATGTTTACCTTTATAGCATCTATCTTGTAAGAAGGTATAATAAAATGAAAAGGCAACTCTGGTTTACACTTGGCATTCTATCTCTAGGGATGGCTTATGTCGGTATTGTAACACCGGGGTTGCCTTTTTCTCACTTTATCGTATTTGCAGCATTCTGCTTTAGTAAAAGTTCTAAGCGTATGCATGATTGGTTGTATAATCACAAACTGTTTGGTCCATTCTTAACAAACTGGACAGAGCATAAAGTATTTCCATTGAAGATGAAATATATGATGGTGGCTATGATGAGTTCATCTCTAGCCATTCTATGGTTTACAACACACAATTGGAAAGCAGCATTGGGTACAGGTATCACTATGGCTATCGTAGCTATATGGTCTTGGAGATATCCATCTACTGTTGAAGAAGCTAAGGCAAAGAAAAAGGGGAGCTAAAAACTCCCCTTCCCCTTTATACCCTATAGGGTATATTTTTATTTTATACCCTATAGGGTATATTATGCCCAACCAGCAAACTGCTGTGTCTTCTTAATACGATCATCAAGACCATGTGTACCACCATTAACTCTCTTGGAGATTTGTGTGATCACAGGGACACTGATGCCCTTATCGGCAACTGCTAGCAATGAATTTTTACGGAAGAACCATAGAGCAGATTCAAACGCAAGTTCACCAGCAACGATATCAGGATTAGTCAATACGTCTGGGCGACCAACAGCGGCTGCAAATGCAGTGTAGTTGTCTTTCCCGGTTAATTGAATAGGTCCACGTCCACGAAACTTATAGCCATCACCTGAGCTTTCAGGTCCATTGCCCATACGACTTGCATAAACCTTATTAGCAATTTTTTCTGGCTTACGTGCATATCCTGCTGTTGAAGCAATAGTAGGAAAGTACTTCTTAAAGATACCATTGAGTCCCTTATCTGAGTAGTTAAGGTTTTCGCTGAATGCCTTGAAGTTTCCAGACTCATGTGCACACTGTCCAAAGAAGTGAGCAGCCTGATTGTTTGTTAGTTTGAAGAAGTCACGAGCAGCCTTATAAGTGCCCGGTCCCCATTTGCCATCTGCGGTGATGCCACACTTAGCTTGAAGCTGAGCCAATGGACCCAATCCTGAAGCTGCCTTTGGTGCAGCAGTAGCAACAGTTGCTACTGCTGCGGCTGTCACAGGAGCACCAGCGTCCTTTGTTGTTGAAGGATCAAAGTCTGCAACAGGAACATAAGTTGTTCCACCAGCCTTTGTCTTCTTAGCAATCAGACGTTGCTTACGATTGCCGCCTTCCTTCTTGATTGATGTGTGTACCCAACCAGAATTCTTATCACCAGCGGTGTAGAATTCAAGGATAACCTGATCGAATTCAAGATTGTCTGCAACCCAATCGGCAACAGTCTTATTGTCAACACCTTCAATCTCATAGTCAACAGCTTGACCGTTAACGTGTTGAGAAGTTTTTGAGCCACCAACTGCCTTATTAACAGCAGGTGCACGATATGAAGAATTAATCTTGACTGACTTGCCAAAGTGTGCTCTAACAGGCTCAAGAATTTTCTCGCATACATACTTCATGTTTTCGAGATGTTCTGGTGTTGGGTTATTTGAAAGCCCCAATCTTTTTGCAGTAGGGGAAGCAGTTAATTCTTCTACAGTAAAATGTTCAGTTAGTTTTGTCATATTTTATTCCTTAGAATGGTCCGTGATCTTCATCAGATTCGTGATACTTGTTTACAAGTTCCTGTTCCTTGGCTTCATTATCGATTTCGATTGATCTTGCCTTGGCTTCTTCTGTACGAGCTTCAGCCATTCTTTTATGGTCTGTCTTACCTAATTCTTGGACTTTGACATTAGGATCAAAATCGGTAGTTTTCATACCCATCATGGTAGCGAATGCGCCGACAAAAGCACCAACAATAGTTGAGAATGCAGGGCCAATAATTTTGAAGATTTCATTGTTGTCAATTACGGTGTTTGGTACAAATAGTCCAACCATCATAGTAAATACAACAGCAACCATGATTAGACCAAGGATGAATGCAGCCATCTTCATGATAGTTAGCTGGATTTTACCCTTTGCAATTTCAAGGTCTTGAAGAGAATTTACTTTCTCTTCACTTGTGATAAATGATAGCAATCCCATATTTTCTCCAATTCATGTGTGTTATTTTTTTTGTTGACTTATCCATTCACATGATGCAAAGATAACAATGGGATTCGTATTCCAACCAACTATTTATAAAATTGGAGATTATATGCATTGCATACATTGCAACTCTGACAACCTAAAGAAGCTAGGAATGCGCTTCATGGGTAATCAGAAAGGCTTAGGCTATAAGTGTTTAGATTGTGGCGAAACCTTCGTGGTTCCTACTACCACAAATGATGCTGGTGAGGAAGAAGAAGATTTTACTATCAATGATGACCTTCATTACGTTCGTGATGCAGAATTCATTGATGATCTTCTCAACTCACAGGTGTTCGTGTTTACATGTGCTGTCAATAATACAGAAGTAAATGAAAAGTTTTTGGGTTCACTTCAGAAGTATTGCGCTCATCGTTCTGCACGTCTTGTAATCTTTCCGATTCGCTATCGTAATCCATCAATGATTAATACCAGTGATGAAGTTGATTATCCTGCCAGTATTGTTCCATATCTTGTGGAAAACAATATTGATCTACTGTCAAATGTTCGTGCTCTTGGTGGTCTGAAAACACAGGCTACAACTGAGAACCCGTTAACAGGGGTTGACGGTATGTCAAAGGGTGCTTCGCTTATTATCGGGCATCCACAAGTTGCACTAAAGACCCTTCCTCGAAATGCTGATAAGTATCCAGCGATTGTCACCACAACTGGTGCTATCACTGAAAAGCACTACAGCACAACAAAGATGGGCTATAAGGCAGCGTTTAACCATTCAATGTCAGCAGCAGTTGTTGAGATTGATCACGAAGGGGACTTTTTTATCCGCCATCTGAATTTTGATGGTGAGGGATTTTACGATGTTAACGGCTATTATACTAGTGACACTGTGGAACTTGGTCATAAGAAAACGCTAGGGATTGTAACTGGTGATGAACATGCCATCTTCTCTGATGAAGATGTTATTCGTGCCACATACTTTGCACATGATTCGATCATCGCAACTCTGAAGCCAGAGAAGATTGTTCGTCATGATATCCTTGATTCATATGCGATTAGTCACCACCACAAAAGAAGTTTCTTTACAATGTACGAGAAGCATCATTCACCAGATAAGCGTGGATCAATGCGTAAGGAAATGCTTGAAACTATTGGTTTTATTGATGCATCCACACCAAAGAATGCTGTCAATATCGTAGTAGCTGCTAATCATAACGATCATCTTTATCGTTGGTTAGATGCAACCAATCCTGATGTTGACTACGAAAATGCCTTGCTATTCCACGAGCTAAGGTACATGATGTTGCTTGCAAGAGAAGATTCTGGTAATATTCCTGAACCATTCGAATTGTTCGCAAAGAATAAGCTGAAGAGCAATACTATTTTCCTTGGCCGTGACGGATCATACAAGATTGGGGATATTGAAATTTCCAATCATGGTGATGTTGGTGTCCATGGATCACGTGGTTCTTCGAAGCAATTCTCCAACCTACCAGTGAAAACAATTACTGGCCACTCACATTCCCCTGTCATTGACAAGGGCAACTACACTGTCGGTACGACAAGCGTACTGCGTCTTGAATATAACAAGGGTCTAAGTGCTTGGCATCATGCCCATGTTGTGGTATATCCAAACGGTAAGCGTCAGATGATTTTTATCGTAAACGGTAAATGGCGCAGGGTATCTTAATCTTAAGGGAGTTTCATGAAGTTTTATACTAGTGCCTATTCAACTAAGAATGATATTCTTGTTCGTGGTATCAAAGATGGTAAGCCTTTTGCAGAAAAGGTGAAGTATAAGCCATATTTGTTTGTCAACACGAAGAATGATGAGCAGACGAAGTATAAGGACGTTAATGGAACTCCCGTTTACCGCATGGATTTTGATTCCATGTCTGATGCACGTGAATTTACTAAGAATTATTCTCATGTAGATAACATGACCGTGTATGGTATGACAAGGTTCACCTACACATATTTGAATGATGAATACCGCACAATTGATTATGATCCATCACAGATTTCTGTAGTCGGTCTGGATATTGAAACTGCGAAGAAGGCAGGTGGTGGGTTTGCGTCTGCTGAAGTTGCTGATGCACCTATCACGGCCATCACTATCTCTCGTAATGGTTTCAAGGCTTCATTCGGCTACAAAGACTATGTAGAGCACAAAGAAAACATCAGGTACTATCGTTGCGCTGATGAAGAGGCAATGCTACGTTGCTTCCTTACCGTATGGAATAGTTCTGAATTCTGCCCTGATGCTGTGACAGGATGGAACATTGAATTCTACGATGTTCCTTTCCTCGTCAATCGTATTGAGCGTGTGCTTGGTGAAGGTGCTTCAAAGAAGCTATCACCATGGGGCAGGATTAACTCTTACGAACAAGAAATCATGGGTAGGGTTAACAAGAGCTATGAGATTGTTGGTGTTGCTAACCTTGACTACATGCAGGTGTACAAGAAGTTCATTCTTTCGCCACGTGAATCATATGCGCTTGACTATATTTGTCAGCTTGAACTTGGCGTAAACAAGCTTGATTATTCTGAGTATGGTTCGCTTCATGATCTGTATGAAAAGAACTTTCAACTATACATGGAATACAACATCCATGACGTTGACTTGATCGATATGCTTGAAGCTAAGCTAAAGCTGATTGAGATGGTATTTGCCATTGCATATGATGCTAAGGTAAACTTCGAAGATGCATTGACCTCAGTTCTTCTATGGGATGTTATTATTCATAACTATCTGTTGTCTTTCAACACTGTTGTAAAGCCACAGGAAAACAATGTACCAGAGCATTCTATTGTTGGTGGTTATGTGAAAGACCCGCATATTGGGTTGACTAAGTGGCCTGTATCATTTGACCTTACATCACTGTATCCACACCTTATCATGCAATATGGTATTGGACCAGAGAACCTTGTCAAGCGTATGGAATTTAACATTGATGAATTCCTTGCTATCTATGATGCTGGTTTTCTAGATACCACTGATGAACGTCTGAGGGATACCCTTACATTTAAGGCATTGAAGTATGCTCATGAGCATAACCTATCATTGACTGCGAATGGTGCGCTGTATAGTCGTGAGAAGCAGAGCTTCCTTGGTGAGCTAATGAACCGCATGTTCATTGAGCGCAACGAGTACAAGGGCTTGATGATGGATGCCAAGAAGGAATATGCACAGACAAAAGCACCTGAGCTTCTTAATACCATTTCAAAGTACAACAACCTTCAGCAAACACGTAAGGTTAATCTGAACTCTGCTTATGGTGCATGTGCTAACAAGTACTTCCGCTGGTTTAGTACTCCTGTTGCTGAGTCGATTACAACATCTGGGCAGCTATCAATTCGCTGGATTGAGATGAAGCTTAACCGATATCTCAATAAGCTACTTGGTACTGCTGATGTTGATTATGTTGTAGCAATCGATACTGATTCGGTTTATATTCGCCTTGACACCATGGTTGATAAGTTCTTTCCCGATAAGAACACGAAGAAGACTGTTGCCATGCTTGACAAGATTTGTCAGGAAAAGCTACAGCCATTCATTACAAAGTCGTATGAAGAGCTTGCAACACTAATAAATGCACGTGAGAACAAGATGTTCATGAAGCGTGAAAACATTGCTGATAAGGCTATCTGGATTGCCAAGAAGCGTTACATCATGAATGTCCATGACAGTGAAGGTGTTGCTTATGATGAACCTGATCTTAAGATGATGGGGATTGAAGCTATTCGTTCTTCCACACCAGGTATCGTTCGTGCTGCAATTAAGAAGTCTCTTCATATCATCATGAATTCAGATGAAGCTGCTCTACAGCAATATGTGATTGACTTTGAAAAGGAATTCTTTGCAAGTCCGTTTGAAGTGGTTGCTTTCCCTCGTGGTGTAAGTGATCTAGAAAAGTATGCCGACAAGAATAAAGTGTTTGGTTTCAAAACTCCTGTTCACGTTAAAGGATCACTCTTTTTCAATCACATCGTAGAAAAAATGAAGTTGAGTAATAAATATGAGAAGATTTCTAGTGGAGATAAGATCAAGTTCTGTTATCTCAAAGAGCCTAACATCTACAGAACACCAGTGATTTCTTGTGGCGCAGTAGTGCCAGAAGAGCTTGACTTGAAGCGTCATATTGACTATGATACACAATTCGAGAAGGCATATGTCTCTCCGCTCTCTAATATTACTGATGCGATTGGTTGGAAATTAGTAGATAGACCAACACTAGATAAGTTTTTTGGAGAATAAAATGAAAGACTTAAAGTTAGATGACGATTTTGACTTTGGATTTACCACTGTTGGTGAGGATGAGTTTGTAGCTCGTGAGCAAGAAGCTACGAGTAACGCAGATACTAAAGTACAAAAGATGCATAATATGATTGTGCCGCTTTTGAATAACTTAGCCAAAGATGCAGATATAAAGGAATACATATATTGGCCAAACCGCAAAGAAAAAATAGCCGAGTTTATAAAAAAGCTCGACCAAATTCTAGAATCTTAACCAATTATATTGTGATGGGAGCAGCATTGCTTCTGTCTACAATATCAGCATTCTATTCTATTGTCGGACTTGCTTCAATTTTTTCTGGTGCTTTCTGGGCAATTATTGTGCTTGGTATCACCCTAGAAATTTGTAAGGTGTCATCAGTTGGGTGGTTAAGTTCTCATTGGAGCATTGCACCACTATCGTTAAAGTTATATTTGATTCCTGCTGTATTAATATTGATGCTGATCACAAGCATGGGAACCTTTGGTTATCTATCAAAGGCACATCTTGCTCAGTCTGCACAGATAAATCAATCTCAGTTTCAAATTCAGCCACTTGAATATCAAATCAAACTAGAAGAAAGCAAGTTACGTAATGCACAAACATCTTTGGATACTCTTGATAAGTTCGTTAATTCAAGCACTGACCAGAACGATGGAATTTATATTCGTTCGAGGCAAACCAAAGAACGTAAGCAGATCAATGTTGAAATTGATGATTCGACTAGAAAACTTCAGAATCTTAATGCTCAACTCTTACCACTCAGAACTACTCAACAAGCAGCAGAAGCAGAAGTAGGCCCACTAAAATATATTTCTGAACTATTATATGGTAAGGATGCGGAAAATCATTTTGATGATGCGGTTAGAGCAGTGATTATCCTTATCGTAATAGTGTTTGATCCATTAGCAATAATTCTTTTGATTGCAGCTAACTTTGGTCTTGCTTATAAAGTCAAAAAGAAATATGCTAACAGTAGATCAAAAGTCTTAGAAATTGGTCGTGATCAAATTCTAAAGAATTATGATAAAAAAACCAAGAAGGTTATTTTGAATAAAAGTGAAATTTTAAACCTATAAAAAAAAACAAAATAAGCTAAATAAGAACGCTCTTCCTGAACGGGAAGATTATACGTAAAAATAAGCAAAGATCAGAACATTCTTCCCGAACGGGAATTTTAAAGGAAAAATACATGTCACTAATGGATAGACTAAAGAAAACATCAACAATTAAGGACAGCGCAATCCTGTCTAAGTCAAAGTTCTTCACTAAGAAGGACATGATTCCAACATCAATTCCAGCAATCAATATCGCACTATCCGGTAGTCTAGACGGTGGTCTAACACCGGGCCTTACTATGTGGGCTGGACCTTCAAAGCACTTTAAGACGGCTTTCTCGCTCTTGATGGCAAAATCCTACATGGACAAGTATCCTGAGTCTGTACTGCTGTTCTATGACAGTGAGTTTGGTACACCACAGGCATATTTCGAATCATTTGGTATTGATATGAATCGTGTGTTGCACACACCAATTACAGATATCGAACTATTGAAGTTTGATGCCATGAAGCAGATTGAAGGGATTACACGTGATGAACGTGTAATCATCATCATCGATTCTATAGGCAACCTTGCTTCAAAGAAGGAAGTTGAAGACGCACTTGACGGTAAGTCAACAACTGACATGACACGTGCTAAGCAGCTAAAGTCATTCTTCCGTATGGTCACACCACACCTTACAATCAAGGACATTCCTATGATTGCGGTCAACCATACCTACAAGACCCTTGAAATGTATGCTAGGGACGTTGTGGGCGGCGGTACTGGTTCGTACTACTCAGCCGATAACATCTTTATTATTGGTCGCCAACAAGAGAAGGACAAGAATGAATACGTTGGTTACAACTTCATTATCAATGTGGAGAAGAGCCGCTTCGTGCGTGAGAAGTCAAAAATCCCCGTTACTGTTCTTCATGAAGGCGGTATTTCAAAGTGGTCTGGTCTGCTTGACATTGCAGAAGAATCAGGCCATGTTGTCAAGACAAAAATTGGTAACAGTACTGCTTACGCTAAAGTCGATATGGCAACTGGCGTAATTGACGAAGAAAACAAGGTCAAGACAAATAAAACAAATACATCTGCCTTCTGGCTCCCAATCCTAAAGGATAAGAGCTTCCGTGACTTTGTTGAAAAGAAGTACAGTGTTGCCCATGGTAATATTATTCAAGAAGAAGATAGTGTTTCTTCCATCATCAGTAATTTTGATGACGAAGATGATGACTATGAAATAGTATCTGATGAAGATGAAGCAGTAACTTCAGAATAACAATACCTTGCAGGTGTCCTTGGTCCTCAAACTAAGGACACCTGTATCTACTATGGTTTACTGCTACACAAGGAAAAGAAATGTCGCTTGAAAGTGTTATCTTCAATAACCTAATTAATAATGAAGACTATGGTCGTAAGGTTATCCCCTTCCTAAAAACAGAATATTTTCATAACAAAATCGATCAGGTTGTATTTGAACTGATCGATAGCTATGTCACAACATACAATGCTTTCCCGACTAAGGAAGTGTTGATGATTGACCTAACCAACTATACTGGAATTTCAGACGATCAGTTTACTGAGTGTAAGGTTGCTATTGATCAAATTCCTAGTCAGTCTGATGGACTGTCAAAGGTTGAATGGTTGATTGATCAGACTGAGGCATTCTGCCAAGAAAAGTCTATTCACAATGCTATTATGAAGTCGATTGAAATTCTTGGTGATAACAAGGGTGGATTGACGAAGGGTGCTATTCCAGACTTATTGTCTTCTGCTCTTGCAGTATCGTTTGATACATCAATTGGCCATGACTTTCTAGCTGATACCGATTCTCGTTTTGAATTCTACCATCGTAAGGAAGAACGCATTCCTTTTGATATTGAATATCTAAACAAGATTACTAAGGGTGGCCTACCTAGAAAGACACTGAATGTTATTCTTGCTGGTACTGGTGTTGGTAAGTCATTGGCTATGTGTCATATGGCTTCTGCCAATCTAGTTGGTGGTAAGAATGTTCTCTACATCACCATGGAAATGGCAGAAGAGAAGATTGCAGAGCGTATTGATGCTAACTTATTGAATGTACCACTGGATCAGTTGTATAACATTCCAAAGGATTTATATGATAAAAAACTTACTCGCCTACGTGAAAAGACAGTTGGAAAACTTATTATTAAAGAATATCCAACTGCATGTGCTGGTTCTGCGAATTTCCGCCATCTTCTAAACGAACTGAAGATCAAGAGAAACTTCATACCAGACATTATCTATATCGACTATCTTAATATCTGTAGCTCTTCACGTATGAAGCAAGGTGGTAGTGTCAACTCATACACATACATCAAGGCTATTGCTGAAGAACTTCGTGGTCTAGCGGTGGAATTCAATGTTCCTATCATAACAGCCACACAGACAACACGTGGTGGTTATGACAACAGCGATGTTGGTCTAACTGACACTTCCGAATCATTTGGTTTGCCAGCAACGGCTGACCTTATGTTTGCGCTGATTTCAACAGACGAACTTAAGCAGCTAAACCAGATCATG